GAGCCGATGCTGCGGGAAGCGCCGTTTGTCATTGTGGCGGGTGACGAGGACGAAGCCGGTTCAAGCCTGCCCAAGACGGTCGCGAACATCCTTGCCGGTCATGATGTTCGGCACGCCAGATGGCCGGACGGGTGCAAGGACGCCAACGATGTGCTTTGCACCTATGGCGAGGGCGAGCTTGCGAGGGCGCTCACCGAAGCCCGGCGGATAGACCCTGAGGGCGGGTTTATCACTGGCATATCCGACTTGCCTGCACTCCCCGAGCGGCGCGTCTTGCGCATGGGTATGCCGCCGTTCGATTACGTGCTTGCGTTCGAGGTGGGCGCAATGTCGGTCGGCACAGGCACGCCGGGTTCTGGCAAGTCCACCTTCACCACGTTCGCGGCCTATCACATCGCTAAAGCGGAAAACGTGAAGGTCGGGCTTTTATCCTTCGAGACGCACCCCTACCGGACGCGGGATCATCTTTCACGGCTGCACAGCGGCAAACCTTGGGCTGAGTTGACGCGGGCGCAGAAGGCCGAAACCGCACAGTTTCTGGATGAGCATTTCCGCATCGTTCACCGGACGTTTAACGACACAGCGCATCACATGGGCTGGCTTCGCTCGATGGTCTACACGCTGGCGGTGCGGGACAACTGCAAGATGATTGTCATCGACCCGTGGAACGAGCTTGAGCACTTGCCGGAGCCGGGCGAGTCCATGACGGTCTATATCAACTTCGCGCTGCAACAAATCCGGCAGTGGGCCGAGCAATTCGACACGCATATCTGCGTGGTCGCGCATCCCCGCAAGATGAACACGGACGGCAAGCCCCGAGCCCCGACAGGATACGACATTGCGGATAGCGCGGCGTTCTTCAACAAGCCGAGCCTTGGGTTTTCACTCCACCAGGACCAGACACCGGAAGGCGAGGATTTCGTGCGCCTGAACACATGGAAGGTTCGCGATACCCAACTTTACGGCATTGAGAAAGGTGACGCCCGCCTAGAGTTCCACCCGCTGCCGATGACCTATCGCAAGTTCGATTCTGCGGCGATGTATCAGGGGGCAAAATGACCCGCCGCCCCCTCACCCCTTCCGAAGCCGCCCGCATATCCCGTCAATACGGCGCTCAGTGCCAGCCCGGACAGCCTGTCCAAATCATCCCGAGGGGCACGAGCGGAGAGGGTTCGGCGCGTCGGGAATGGTGAAGAAGGCGGCCACAGCGCCACACGCAAACCGGGACACAACCAGGAAGGAGATCGCGAATGAACACCCAAACAGCCCCACTCCCAGAGCCGGAAGCCCAGCGCATCGCCGCTGAGTACGAAGCCCATGTCCCGAGCGGGCTTCTTATCACGATATACCCGCCCTCGCCCGCAATAGCAGGCCTGCACGACGCGGCGAACGTGGACACGGCGCGGCTGGTCACAAAGGCCTCAAAGGCCAACCGCAGGCGCCACGAGGAAGCCGTCGAGCGCCACAAGCGCATTCTCGGCATGGTGGCGGATGGAATGACAGACGCCCAGATAGCGCGCAGACTGCGCGTCACGCGGGAAAGCGCCAACAGCGCGAGGCGGCGGGCGCAGCGGTGGGCGGGTCAATGACGGAGGCGGTATTGAGCATAGCGAAGTTCGATTGGACGCGGGCAGTCCGGGCGGGTGAGGCAATGGCCGTCGAGAACGCCCGGCGGGACGCCAAGCTCGGTGTGGAGCATGTGATGTGGGAGCTGCTGAGGGAAGCCGCTGGGGTGTCCCAGCGGGCATATTCGGGGCTGCCGCGCCTTGGCTATCCCGCGAAGTCAGCAATGCCAGACGGCCCGGCGGAAATAACGCCCTGGCAGATGATGGCGGCATATCTGCGCGGCGAGGTCGAGGAAATGCCGGCGGAAGATGCGGTCCCGCCCCGCCCGTCCATGGAACAGGTCAGCAGGGCTGAGGCCGTGCTGGATGTGTGGCACTGGCATGCGCTCAACCGCAAGGGCGCGAAGTCCCGGATCAAGCGCGCGGTCTACCTCAAGGCCTGCGGTGTGCCGGATCGGAAGGTGCGTGCTGTCACCGGCATGACACGGCAGGCAATCCACGCGGCGAAGGTCGAAGCCATGCAAGATATGTGGGACGCGATCAAACCGCACACCGCCCTTTGACATTCCGACAAAATGCGGTATATTTTCTGGCATAATCGCAAGAGGTTTGCGACGTAGGCGTGTGCGGGGTCCGTGCGCGCCTTTTTCTATGGCGGGAAGCCGTAGGTCAGCATCAGAAAAGGGCATCGTTATGGGCAACTCGGGGGAACCGGGTAAGCCTCTGAGTGCCAAGCAGGCGAGGTTCGTCGAGGAATACCTGCTCGATTTGAACGCAACTCAGGCGGCAATCCGGGCAGGATACAGCGAAAAGACGGCCTATTCTCAAGGCCAGCGCATGTTGAGCAAAGTTGAGATCTCGGCGGCGATTTCCGAAGCCAAGCAGAAGCGGTCAGACCGGACGGAGATCACTCAAGACAGGGTGCTGCAAGAGCTGGCGAAGATCGGTTTCTCGGACCTTCGCCGGACGATGACGCAAGGCGGTTCGCTGCTGTCGCCTCAAGATTGGGACGACGAAACGGCGGGGGCGATTTCATCTGTCGAGGTGGTCGCCCGGCCAAGCGGGGAAACCGACGAAAACGGCAACCGCGAAATCGAGCACGTTCACAAGATCAGGGCATGGGATAAGCTGTCGGCGCTTGAGAAGCTGGGCAAGCATCTGGGTATGTTTGATGGCAATGAGTCGCCGGGGTCGGATGTGGCGGACGCGCTGCGCGATATAGCGGGCAAGCTGCCAGGATGAACCCGCAATTGCAGCGTCAGGCTGCGCGCTGGTATCCGCTTATCGACATCCCAGAGCAGATTTCTCTGCGCGACGACGATGTGAGGTTTAAGGTTGTTCCGGCGGGGCGTCGGTCTGGCAAAACAGAGCGGGCCAAGCGATACGTTGCTAAGCAGGCAATGCTCAATGAGGGAGAGATGTATTTCTGCGCTGCCCCGACGCGCGATCAGGTGAAGAAAATCTTCTGGGATGACATGAAGGCGCTGACGATGGCGGCGTCTCATCCTAAGCGGCCTAGCGAAAGCGATCTGAAAATCTTCATGCCGAACGGCACGGAGATACACATGATCGGCCTCGACAAGCCGGAGCGTTTCGAGGGCGTGCCTTGGACCGGCGGCGTCATAGACGAAATCGCGGACGTGAAGGAAAGCGCGTGGCAGGCAAATATCCTGCCGGCCCTCAACACGGTTTCGCCGCTTCGCCCCGACTACCGGGCGTGGTGCTGGTTGATCGGTGTGCCTGACGGGCTGAATCACTACTACGACATGTATCAGTATGCGCTGACCGGCAGTGACGCCGATTGGAAAGCGTATCACTGGAAATCGTCGGAGATTTTGCCTGATGACGTGATCGCGGCGGCAAAGCGGGTTATGTCGCTCAAGCAGTTCAAGCAGGAGTTCGAGGCTAGTTTCGAGACAGCGACGGGCCGGATATACGAGGATTACGGGCCGGGCAACTTCACGCAGGAGACAATCCAGCCGCATGAAGAGCTGTGTTGGATGCACGATCAGAACTTCACGCCGCTATCCTCGGCCATCGGGGTTATTCGCGATGGGTGCCTGTTTCTTTTGGACGAGATAGTCCTGACGAGCGCGGTATCGCGGCAGTCGGCGGTGGAGTTTGTCGAGCGATACAAGGACCATGACAACAAGCGGGTGCGCATCTACGGCGACCCGGCTGGGCGCGCTGGCGAAAAGCATGGGCATGCTTCGGACTACACGGAAATCGAAGATGTGCTGCGTAAGGCGGGCTGGACGTTTTCTCGGCGGGTGTCGCGGGCGGCCCCTGCGATCAAGGACCGTCAGAACGCGGTGCGGGCGAAGATATGCAACGCGGCTGGTGATCGCAGCCTGTTCGTAAACCCGGCGGCTGCGAAGATGTGCGACAAGGGCCTCGCGACGGTGCAGCTTCAAAAGGGCAGCACCTTTCAGGAAGATCAGACCAACGAAGCGCAGCACATAACAACCGCGATTGGCTACATGGTCAGCCGTGAATGGCCGATCAACCGCGCCGGCATGACGCATAAGGAATTGAGGCTATGAGCATCAAGGTTGCCGAGCGCTCCGAGCCGGTCGAGAAGATGATCGAGGCCGCCGCCAAGGGCCGCGCGCTGATGGGCGGCACGACCGCCATGCGCAAGGCGGGCAAGCGGTTTCTGCCGAAGTTCGAGGCCGAGAGCGAGGAAGCCTATCGCGAGCGCCGGGATCTGTCCTGGCTCTTCAATGGATACCGCAAGGCAGTTCGCGACATGACGGGCCGGGTGTTTGCCAAGCCCGTTGAGATTGCCGAGGGCGCGCCAGAGCAGGTTATCCAGTGGGCCGAGAATATCGACATGGAGGGTCGCGACCTATCGACGTTCGCCCGTGAGGTGTTCGAGGACGGGCTCCAATCGGGCGTGAGTTACATCATGGTGGACTCGCCGCCGCGCCCCGAGGGTGTAACCCGCGCGCAAGCCGAGCGGTCGAACATGCGCCCGTATTTCGTGCATCTTCGGGTTGAGGACATTCTGGGCTGGAAGCGCGAGACGGTCGATAACGTGACGGTCATCACGCAACTGCGGATCATGGAAACTGTCACAGAGCCGGACCC